CCCGTAGATCCCCGCCGCACCCTGATTGCTGTTGCGGCTGGTGCGTCAGTGGTGGCTCTGAGTTCACGCAGACCGTAACGAATCGGGCTATTAGCGTGAAGAAACTCTTATCCGAAATCCATGCTTTGACTTGGACTCTTGCTGGCACCGGTATGGTGCTTATCACGTTGTCTGGTCAGACAAAGGTTTTGGGTTGGGGAATCACCGTAATAGCCGTGATAATCCATTTACTCGGCGTAATGTTCAAGGAGAACAATGAATAAGGCAAAAGATATTGCAGGCAGAATTGTTGCACTTTTCCTCACCAACGCCCTCGGCGTGGTGACTGGTGCTGCGGTAATCGCTCCTGACTTGGAAGTATGGAAGTCGGCTTTGATTGCTGGCGCAGTTTCCATCTTCAAGGTTGCGGAAGGTCTTGCCAAGGCAAGCATTGATGGTGTTCTCACCAAAGATGAAATTGATGCAGCATTTGGTGCAAGTCCTAAAAAGATTGCAGCCAAGAAGGCAGCCGTTAAGAAGGCATAATGGAACTCACCGACCTTCTCAACGAGAAGGAGTGGAGGAAATGCAAAGGTAGCGAGGGTGCAACCACCGAAGAATTAGTGGTTGCATTTTCGCACTTTTGTGCAACCCATTGGATGATTAGGCACCCTGAGCGGGGTCGTATCAAGTTTGTTTTGCGTGAAGCGCAAGAAGAAACTGTGCGTGTTTGGATTGAATCTCGCTACAGCATTGTGTTGAAGGCTCGTCAAATTGGGTTCTCTACTCTGGCTGCTGCATTCACATTCTGGGAAACATTCTTTTGGCAAGACCGTTTTACGGTCATGCTTTCTCGCACAGAGCGTGAAGCATCTAAGTTGCTACAGAAAACCAAGTACGGCTACAAGATGCTGCCTGCATGGATGCGTACTCGTGGACCAGACCTGCTTTCAGACAACCAGTTGAAGATGGTGTTTGCAAATGACTCTGCTATTGAGTCCTTGCCTTCTGGCAATGACCCTGCTCGTGGTGAATCCGTGTATCGAGTAATCATTGACGAAATGGCGTTCTTGCCCAACGCTGAAGAAGCGTGGGCATCCATTGAACCAATTGCCGACGTGGGTGGTCGTGTTATCTGCCTGAGTACCGCCAACGGTGAGGGCAATATCTTTCACCAACTGTGGGTTGGCTCACAGACTGGCACAAACCGATTTACTGGTGTCTTCTTTCCTTGGTCTGCTGGAGACCGTGATGAGGACTGGTATGAGGCTAAGAAGCGTGACCTGCCTGACTGGCAGTTAGCACAGGAATACCCGGATAATCCAGATGAAGCATTTATTCGTTCCGGTCGCCCCGTGTTTGATATTGAGGCTTTACGCAATATTGAACCAATTGAACCAAAGCGTGGTTATCTCAAAAATGAAATTGGTAGAAACCATTACACATTTATTGAAGACGGTGGAGAACTGTCAATTTGGGAATTGCCAGATACTCAAGAGATTTACGTAATTGGTGCTGACGTTGCTGAAGGTCTTGGACATGGCGACTTTAGTTCTGCCCACATTATTTCAGCCAACACAGGTCTATTAGTTGCCCAATGGCATGGTCACGTTGACCCAGACGTTTTTGGTGAAGTAATACTCAGGGCTTTGGGTTATTACTACAACCACGCACTTATTGGGGTTGAATCAAACAACCACGGTTTGACAACGATTAAAGGTCTGCAAAGAGTTGGATACAGGAACATCTACAGACAACGAAAGATGAATAGTAGAAATCCACAGATTAGCGACACTATGGGTTGGAGAACAACCGCTGTTTCCAAGCCATTAGCCATTGACGAACTGAACGCTGCTGTGCGAGACGAATCAATACTCATTTACGATAAAAGCACTATTGCCGAATTACGCACTTTCGTGCGTGAAGCAAACGGCAAAATGCATGGGTCTCCACATGACGACCGTGTAATGTCGTTAGCCATTGGGAATCAGATGCTCAAATATGTTTGGCTTCCAGAATATCGTTATGACCCAGCGCCAGTAAAAAACACCCTTGGTTGGTGGGAAAAGTTTATAATGAAAGAAAAACAAGAACCGAAGATGCCTATTGGTGCCTTCAATGTACGGGAGTAACGAACTAGGCGTATAGTTATGAAAGAATTCCGCTGTTTAGAGTGTTTGACGACGTTTGTGGTAGATGAATTACCTCGTCGTGGCTCAATTTGTTTCAAATGCCATATCAAGACCATTCGCTTGGGGTTTACTTACGGTCAAGAGGACTTTCACGGCCCAACTGTCAAGGAACGGGCAGATGAGCAAGTTCGTGTAGCCAAAGAAGCCGGCATCAATGCCGAACCTGTTGGAAGTCGCTGGATTTGAGATGGAGATGGTATGGGTACCGATTGTTGTCGCAATCATATCGGGACCACTCGTGGTCGTTTTGCAAAGACTGCGGAAAGAGAATACCGAACAACACGAAGAAGGTCGAATACTGCTCAAAATGATTGGCAGTAAAGTTGACAAAATTGGTAGCAAAATTGATAACCATATTGGCTGGCACGAAGGACAAGAGGACAAATAATGGCACGTACACCGAATAGTGAAGTTCTTAAAAAGTATCGTGACAAGTTGGAACAGTCACGTCGCTGGAGACACGAAGAAGCCTGTGATGAGGTTTGGCGACGAATGATTGACCTTTATCGTGGCAAGCATTACAAGGGTGTTTCAGAAGAAGACCGTTTGTTGGTAAACATTGCTTTTGCAACAATCAACGTTGTTGCACCGTCTGTTTCTATCAGTTACCCAAAGATTACCGTCAATGCTCGAAAGTACGAAGATAGTGACAAGGCGATTCTTACAGAATCAATTGTCAACTATTGGTGGAGACATTACGAATGCCAGAAAGAGTTCAAGCGTGCAGTTCGTGATTTCCTAATTCTTGGACATGGTTGGATTAAGACTGGTTATAGATTTGTTGAAGAGGAAAAGGTTGCGCAAGCAAACTTTGATTCTTACGACGAATTGGTTTCAGATGCCCCAGAGTCAAACATGGAGTCTGAACTTATTATCAAAGAAGACCGCCCATTCATTGAGCGTGTTAGTCCGTTTGACATTTTTGTTGACCCGGATGCCACAACAATGTATGACATTAAGTGGATTGCACAACGAGTGCGTAGACCGTTGCCAGATGTAAAGAAAGATAAGCGATATAACTCTGTAGCACGAAACGAGGCTGCACCATCGCATTATTCGAAATATGGTCAAGATGGTTATTCACCACGTCGTTCAACAGACCCAAGTGATTCTTATGTAGAAATCTGGGAATGGTATGACATTGACAGAAACACCATGTCTGTGTTCTGTGATGGTTCAGACAAGTTCTTGATTAACCCAACGGAAATACCATTTAAGTTTGGTCATCCGTTTGTGATGATTCGCAACTATGAAATTCCTGAATACTTCTACCCAATGGGAGAGTTGGAAGCAATTGAACCATTGCAACAAGAATTGAATGCAACCCGTACGCAAATGATGAACCACCGTAAGCGGTTCTCACGCAAGTGGTTGTACAAGGAATCAGCCTTTGATGCTGATGGTCGTGCAGCATTGGAATCAGATGAAGACAACGTAATGGTTCCAGTTATTTCAGAAGAAAGCATTGGCAATGTTGTTGGACCAATGCCAGCAGTTATCAGCCCACCAGAGTTTTATAACCAGTCAAGTCTTATTTCTGGAGACATTGACCGTGTATCTGGTGTGTCCGAGTACATGCGTGGTGGTTTGCCGGAAATTAGGCGTACGGCAACCGAGGCAGGCATTATTCAAGATAATGCCAATGCTCGTGCATCTGAGAAGTTGGCTATTGTTGAATTGTCAATTGCCGAGATTGCAAAACGATTGGTTATCCTTGCACAACAGTACATGACTGGTCAGCAGGCTGTACGTATTGCTGGACAGGAAGCACAACCGTTCTGGCTCGAATTTGACCGTGACTACATTCAGGGTGAGTTTGACTTTGAGGTAGAAGGTGGCTCAACTCAACCAGTCAACGAATCATTCCGTCGTCAGATGGCAATGCAGGTTGTTGACGCAATGGCACCGTTTGCTTCTGCAGGAATTATTGACATGCCTAAGTTGGCTAGTTTTGTACTTCAACAAGGATTTGGTATCCGTTCGGGTGCTTCGTTTATTATTCAACCACAAATGCCAGCACAGCAAATAACACCACAGGGTGCGCCACCACCAGAGGCAATGATGCCACCTGATGGGATGATGCCACAGGGTGGTATGGCTCCTAGTGAGGCTGGAGTGGAACAAATGGGTGGCGGGGAATTGCCACCAGAAATCTTGGCGTTGTTATCACAGGAAGGTGGAATGCCGCCGGGAATGTAACGAAAAAACCCTATCAATAGAGCAACCCATGGAGGACTCTTAAATGAGCGATATAAATAGCAATGAAATCACAGCCGAAGAGACCCTAGAAGACCTAGGACAATCTCAAGAAGTTGCGGATGTAGTTGATGCCCTTACAGCAGAAGAGATTGACCTTCTCCCTGTAGACGAGTTTGGAGACAAATATGTTTCTGTGCTAGTCAACGGAGAGGAAGTTAATGTCCCTCTGAAAGAGGCGCTTTCTGGATACCAGCGTCAAGCGGACTATACCCGTAAGACTCAGGAACTCAGCGAGCAAAGGCGACAAGTACAATTTGGAGTCGCTTTGCAAGAAGCCTTGCAAAACGACCCTTCTGGTACTTTGGCACTTCTTTCACAACATTACGGTGTTGGACAGACAACTTCTGAAGAAGAAGACCTGTTCATGGACCCAGTTGAAAAGCAGTACCGACAGTTAGAACAACGCATTCAGGCTTTTGAACAACAAAAGGCTATGGATGAGTTGGAAAGAACTGTCCAGACGCTTCAAACCCGATACGGAGCAGATTTTGATGCCAACGAAGTTGTAGCCAAGGCGTTAGCCACAGGCTCAACAGATTTGGAGTCAATCTACAAGCAAATTGCGTTTGACCGTGTTTATGAACAGAGTCGTTCAATTCGTGAAAATGCTGCAAAGCAAAACGAAGTGAAAAACAAAGTTACAGAAGCAAAACGTCAAGCATCAGTTGTGAGTAGCACTAGCACAGCAAAGTCTGCAGATGTATCAGCAAAACCAATCACATCATTGCGAGACGCTTTTGAAGCCGCAAAACGGCAACTAAACGTTTAGCGTTCTATTTAAGGAGAAATCAAAATGCCAGCAGCAAACAGCAACTTTGACCAGTTGCTCTCAACCACCCTTGCGAACTACCGTTCGCAACTAACCGACAACGTGTTTACAGCACGTCCTTTGACCTACAAGTTGATGGACAACGGTCGTATTCGTATGCTTAACGGCGGTACGAAGATTGTTGAACCACTCATCTACGGCAAAAACTCAACTGTGGCTTCATACAGCGGATACGATTCGCTGTCATTGGCACCACAAGAAGGCATCTCGGCTGCTGAGTACGAATGGAAGCAGTACGCTGCATCCATCGCAATCAGCGGTATTGAAGAAGCCAAGAACAACGGTGAACAAGAAATCATCAACTTGCTCGAAGCCAAGATTATGCAGGCAGAAGAGTCAATGCGTGAATCGTTTAACCAAATGTTCTTTGCTGATGGAACTGGCAACAGCGGAAAAGACTGGAACGGCCTTGGCAACTTGGTTGAGTCCGGCAACTCTGTTGGTGGAATCAACTCAGCAACAGCAGGCAACGAGTTCTGGCGTTCATACGAGGAAAACACCGCAACTGCGTTGACCCTCGCACAAATGAGCACCGCTTACAACAGCGTTTCGGTTGGTAACGACCACCCAGACACCTTGTTGACCACTCAGACTTTGTTTGAGAAGTACGAAGCACTTCTTCAGCCAAACCTGCGTTACACCGACACCAAGACTGCAGATGCTGGATTCCAGAACCTGTTGTTCAAGGCTGCTCCTGTAATGTACGACGTGCATTGCACGAACGGCGTGTTCTACTTCCTCAACACGAAGTACCTCACCCTCGTAGGTCACAGCAACAAGTG